TCAGTCCTCCTGCCATCTCCAGGATGGCCAATAATATCCCTGACCGAAGCGCGCGCCAGCATGAAGCGCGCAAGTACGGTCCCGTTCTGTTTCAATGCCTTCAATAAGCACATTCGCAGCGATTTTTGAACAAAGGGTGACCAGCTGTGTCAGCGCCTGCGTTTCACGTAAACGCCAGAAAGCGATCTTATCGATTTTTATTCCGCTTAATGGCAGGCGGCAGGATAAAAATGCTTGTCCTGACGCTTCATCAATATCATCCAGCCAGATCCGGTGTCCTCGCGCGGTCAACTGCTGAAGCGCACAACTCACCCTCAGACGCGCCGGGTCTGAGAGTGTAAAGAACGAGGCAGGCTCCACGAGTTCAATGTTCAGCGGTGGGCTGTTAAGTTGCAGTAAACGCTGGAACATTTCCGGTATGGTCAGAACGGTTATCGGCAAATTTATGAAAAGGTTGTCACAGGGGAAGGGGTTTTTTAACGCGGCGATCTGTGCTTCCAGCAGCATAAGCGCCCGGGCGGCGGACCAGTCCTGGAAAAAGCTTTCGTTTTGCTGATGCGGCGACAGCACGCTGAGCACTTCGGCCCCCACCGTGCGCGAAGATGAGAGGGCGACAATGGGTTCAAGCTTAATGCCTGTAATATCGTGTGAGATGTGCTGCACGCACGAGGGAAAACCTGTCTGGTCTGGCGCTGTCACTCCGTCGTCCTGTTCACTTCCAGCCTCCAGGCGGCCGGGTTACCGCTGGACAGTGTGAAGGTGAAGTAAACAGGAAAACAGCAGGCGTTACTTAAAAGCGGCTAAGCCTTTTCGCAGCCCGTAAAAGAGGGATAAATGTTGAAAAAACAGCCGTATTTACAATCAGCTAGTCATTATCGCCAGAGAAGGCGGAAAAGGCATTGACTCACTACGCATTGACCGTATAATTCCAGGCGTTTCACCACCGCGAAGTACACTCTTCTCCGTGCGCCCTTAGCTCAGTTGGATAGAGCAACGGCCTTCTAAGCCGTAGGTCGTAGGTTCGAATCCTACAGGGCGTGCCATTTAAAAACAGGCACTTACGCCAGTTTCAAACCAGCCTGATTTTCTCCTTGTGTCGTATTTGTGTCATGGTTGCCAAAAATGGCATCAATTTTCCGTGCATGTTCGCTTAAATGGTTCGGTGCCAGGTGAGCATAACGACGGACCATTTCGATTGACTCCCAGCCTCCCATTTCCTGAAGAACTGACAGCGGCACGCCGGACTGAATTAACCAGCTCGCCCAGGTATGCCGAAGGTCGTGAAAACGGAAGTCCTCTATACCAGCTCTTTCCAGTCCAATGCGCCAGGCGACATTGTCATCCACTCGCATTTTGCGGACAGCCGGAGTGACGGTTTTATCCGGGCGAGTTGATGGTTTCGTGTGAACGAATACCCACCTGGAACTTTTCCCGATCTGGTCCCTTAACACCCTGCATGCGGTATCATTCAGAGCCACGCCGATAGCCTTGCCCGCCTTCGCGTTCTCTGGATTTACCCATGCAACCTTTCTCTGCATATCGACCTGCTGCCACTCCAGATCAATGATGTTGGAGCGGCGCAGGCCGGTTGCCAGTGCAAATATCACCACCGGCTTTATCGACTCCGGCATGCAGGAAATAAGCCGTTCTGCCTCGTCCCTGGTCAGCCATCGGATGCGTTTGCTGATCGGTTTTTTGGTTTTTATAATCGGGGCCGTTTTAATCCAGCCCCAGTCATTAGCCGCAGCCTTGAACAGAGATCGCATGAACGAAAGGTGCTGACTCTTTGTGGCCTGGCTTACCGGTTTCTCAACATACGGAGGCGGTTCCTTCCCCCGGCGTATAGCCGCGTCCCTGCGCGACTCCCAGACCTGAATATGCTTACGGTTGACCATCTTCGAAACAGCCTCATGAACCTGATCAGCCGTGATGGTTGAAATATCCCGGCCGGAGAAATGCCGCAGGAAATATTCGATTTTGGTCTTATCGTCATCGAGTGACCGCTTATGCTCCTTCTCGCGGATCCACCTGATGCAACATTCCTCAAACGTCCTCGTCGGCAGCTCTCCAATTTTATCAACCCGCCACGCTTCTGCCTTCAGCTTGTCGTGCAACTCCTGCGCTTGTTTCTTGTCCCCCGTACCAAGAGATCGTCTAATTCTTTTCCCTGACGGCGTAACGAAATGACAGTGCCAGACGCCGCCTCTGAGGGTGATTGACATAAAATTTCTCCTTTATGTTCACCCGCGCTCGCGGAAACAGGATCGCGCGGGTCATGTAAATACGCAATACAGGCAACGTCGGTTGTGCGGTATTTGTTCCCGATCTTCTTCCCGGCCAGCTGCCCCGAGTCGATAAGACGGTAGACAGTTCTCGGTGAGGTGATTAGTAGCTCGGCCGCCTGTCTGGCTGTCAGTGTTTTTGCCTCAACCATGCATTTCCTCCAGGCAAAAAAGAACCCGGCGCGGGGCCGGGCAAAAGGGATCACGAGGTGGCGCTTTCGCACCCAATAGCCAGCTCATAACTGGCTATCAGTTGCGTCAGTGGAAGCTAATGCAGCCATTGTTCGAGGCCATTTCCATGGCTGACTGCCAGTGCTTGTATTGCTCGAAGAAGAGGCTGCCGATCTCTTCAGCCTTGTCATGGAAGGTTTTAAAATCAGCCAGTAATTTCGTCGCAACAGCTGTGCCAATAAATCCTTCGCAGTCACTGAAGTTGATCAATTCATAGAATGGGCCGCTATCGGAGTTGAGCACACCACCAAAATGGTTAGCTTCTTTTCCATGTCCACTCTCATATTCACCAACCGGGTAGCCAGCAATTTCTGCAAGCTCGTTACGCCACCAGTAATAGCCGCCATAACCTACGCCGTGACCTGTGCAGTCTTCATATGTATAAACAGCCCCATCGACCAGCTCATCCGCACGACCCGGGAAGCTTGGGTTTTTCCAAACGTGAAAGTAATACGCTTCTACCACCTCTCCATTGCTGTTATAGACAGCCTCGCCATCATCATTCAGATGAGCGTCCAGGCGCTTAATGTTGCTGTACGCAGTAATGTCTAATCCCATAATCTCTCCTCATGCCGCGCGCTGGGCGCGCAGCTTCTTCAGGTGTTCTGCTGTTTCTATTTCTTCGGCGATCCGCTCAGCCTGTGCTTTGGTCAGCGGCTCGAAATCCTGATTAAAGCGGCCCATGCTGGCGATGCAGGTGCGACCGTTGCGGATGTAGTGGATGACTTCGTGGGTAACGCGGATTATCTTGCAGGGCGCGCCGTGGGGATCGGCGTACCAGGTATTAGGCTGGATTATCCTGAACATTGGCTAACTCCTGCATCATGAGGAAGACAATCATTGCGGCACGAAGTGGGTTATCGTTAAAGCTATATGCATCGTTGGGATGAAAAGCCTCGGCCCCCCAACCGCCTCTTTTGTCCGCGTCGCTCATTGCGTAAATGCTGATTTTATTTGCGGTGATTATCGGCCATGCGGCAGACGCATCGTTGCAGTAGTCGGGAAGCGGTGATAGCGGGTTGAGCGAAGCATCCGCGTTACCGTAATACCATGAGTCACTTTTATTTCCCGCAGTGCCCGGCCTGCATGACCATAGTCCTTTGAAAACGACATCGCCGACCAGTTTGTTTATCTCAAAATCGCCTAGCTTGCTGTAATCCATCACTTCACCCCCGCTTGTCGCATTTAATACACCATTCACTCCAGCACATACGGCCGCAGTGTTTGCATATAGGCCACATCACATCCCCCTCTGCTTATTCTTCAGTTCGATCAAGCCCTGGCACTCCGCGCATGTCTGGCAGCCGGGAACGGCAGCGCGCCGCGGCTCGGGAATTGGTTCGTCGCATTCTTCACAACGCTCAGCTGATACGGCGTTGCGGTTTACTCGGTGAGCGGAAAGGGCAGCGTTACGCTGAAGCTCCTCAATCTCTGCTGCGGTGTCGATGATGTCGGCCATGGTCAATGCTCCCTGAACTGTCGGTTAATTCGGTTGAAGGTGAACGCCAGCAATAAAAAAGGCCGCTTTAGCGACCTTGTGATTTGGGATGTCATGGCTGTATCCACCCCTTGCCTTTGACGTGCTGGATGACACCAAGCTTCCTGAGCGACTGGAGTCGGCGGTCAAGGATGCGGAATACGTCCATCGGGTGCTTTCCTTCTGCTTCAGCAATGACGAGGCACTCCTGTCTGACGGAAGGGCTAAATAGTTCAGAAAACGAGGTAGGCTGAGCGCCGATAGCGCTTAACACTTCGCTATCCAGTTTCGCGTATTTGGTCACGATTCAACTCCAAACCGCCCGTTAAGGCGGCCAGTTTTGACGACGAACTCCAGGAGACTAACTCCCAGAGCTTCAATTTTCTTGTGATGCTTGTTGATGATGGGAGGCACCGTTTCGTTCCAGTTAGGCTTTGGCTTCTTGCGCATGGCCTGCTGGATTTCTTCGGTGCAGCGGCGGCAGGCTGCGCGGATGGCGTTGTCTGTTTCTGGCGTCATGCGGCCTCCCGGCGGGCGAGAAGTTTCGCCCCGAAAGCCATCAGCTCGTCCCGGTCCACAGTTGCGAAGTGGCAGTGTGTACGCGGGTACGGTCGCCAGATAATGAGCATGCTGCCTTTATTATTTCCGCTGACTGGCTTACCGGTGACCGGGTTGATAAATGCCAGCCGCCCGGCGGTGATGAAGCGAACCTCGCTGGCGGTCTGGATAGCCTCCTTAAACCAGCCAACCGAAGTGTCTGCCGGTACCAGCATGACAGTCCCGATCTGATTGGCGCTCTCGGCAGCGGCCTTCTTAACGAACGGCGTGATATCGCTGTATGGCGGGTTCAGCCAGACGTAGCCTGGCACATTCAGGTAATCAGCCCACGGCGTTTCCAGCGTGTTCTGCTCGGCGGTGATGAACTTCCGGCACAGCGCGTTATGCGACGCAGCGGCGGCATCAAGCTGGAAGCAGAACTCAGCATCAAGGGAAGCGAAGAAGGCTGGTGGAGTGCGCCATAGGTCACGCTGATCCGCTGGGGTGTTGCTGCCGGTGTAATCTGTCATACATCCTCCCGCTCCGGATCGTTAACATCCCAGCCATTACGCTCAATATTGGTTTGCAGCCGCTTATCTCCGACCTCTTCAATGCTGCGGCCGGTAATCTCTGCGACTTCAGCGTTTGAGTGCCGCCACAGCAGCGCAAGCTCTTCGAGTGACCACGCTTTCATAGCACTGACTCCATTTCGTCGATGTAGAGGCCCTGAGCAATCAGGCGGCTACGGCGGGCGGCACGTTCAATGCACTCCTGCCGTCTGCCTTCCTGCGATTGCTCAATGGCGCGCCGGGTGAACAGCCGTGATTTGCCCTGCGGCGTTACGACCTTTGGCTTCGTGACCAAGTCGAATTTCCGGTCGCAGATGCCGTCCTCGTTGATCCATTTTTCCGACTCAACGATCTGAGCTATCTGTCCGGAGCCGCGGGTAATGCCGTTGGCGACCCGGTTAAACTCGATGAGCGTTACGCCAAACTTCTCAGCGATTTCGCTTCCGGTGACCGGGCGGCCGCGCGTCTGAATCATCCAGATAACGCGCTCACGGAGGCCGGAGAATTGCCCGGTTCGCCCGGGCCTGCGGTAAAATGGTGTGCGTTTCATGCTGCACGCTCTGTGATTTTCTGAATTTCAGATTCCAGATCTGCAAGGAAGCTCTTAACCTCAGACTCGATTTCGCGCGCCAGCTCTTCATCGAAATGAATGCGCTTCTTGAAATAGGCGAGGTCAGGCGGCAGGCGATCATCGAAACTAACGAAATCACACCATTTCCGCCCGGTGCACATCATCTGCGCATGCATTTGCAGCATGTACTGGCGCTTTGGCTCGCCAGTCTTCAGTGTTTCAAGATGGGTCCAGGTGTTGGGGCATTTGATTTCGATAAGCCCGTCGTCGTTAACAAGTCCGTCCGGGCTGGCTGCGAATCCGGGTATGGTTGGGTGATCGATGAGTCCAACTTCAGTGATTTCCGCATCGAACTCATTCAGCGCGTACATTTCGCGTGCCACTGGCTCAAGTTCAGTGCCGCGCATCATCGCGGCATTCGAAAACCCTTCCTCCAGCTTCCCGGTCAGCCGTTGGCAAATCAGTTCGGCCATGTAGTTCTGGCGGCTGGTGGAGTAGCCCGACTTAGTCCGGGCCATGACATCAGCCAGGCGACTGGCTGTGACCTTGCCGCAGCGAGCAGCAAACCATTCAGGGGTGCGTTGCTCCATCATTCAGCCTCCGCATCTGCGACATTGACAGGTTCGGCGTTGTCGACAGCAAGACTCATGTCATACATGCGTCGCTTCTCAACTGCGCCGATCACCTGCTTCTCTTCAGCGCTCAGCGCAACCCAGAACTCCTGATACTTAACGGTTCCAAGGCGCGCGGCGGACTCACCTTTTGCGATCAGATCCGGGCGACGGCTATCTGATTCATGGCCCGCATGAACCTCTGCCATTGTTCCTTCAATCACTCGCTCTGCCTCGTCCTGGTCGAAGATGCCAGCGAAACCAAAGGCCAGGCGCGCGCACTGGATAAGCGTCTTGTGGCGAAGCATGCGGGTAGGATGGGACTGCCAGGGTTGAGTGTTGCGCTTACACTCTCCCATGTACTCGGTGACGATGGTCGGGTGCTTGCGGTCTTTGCGGTAAATCTTGCAGGTGCACGCGGCTTCCTCTTTGTCGTAAGAGAACTCCATGCCGTCAAACTGAGGATGTTCGTTGATAATGCGAGCCCATCCATCAACGCCGACGACTGGGACAATCCCGCCTTTATCTGGGAATGCGTAAATCTCTTTGGTCCATGGGTTCAGGCCATACTGGTTGGCTACGATCAGCAGGGCTGTGAATTGCTCGTCCGTGACGTTGCCACCTTTGAACGCTGTATTCTTCAGCGTATTCATCAGGTCTGTACCGGCATCCATGCCGAGGCGTGCGGCCAGTTTCCCGGCCATGGTGGAAAGTGCAGTACTCATTGTTAAATCCCTCAAAAATTAAAACGGGCAGCCGGTACGGTGTTCCCAGTCGTATTCCGCCTGGGCGTAAGCAACTGCCGAAATGAAATCGTTGAAGGCCTTGCCAGCGTCATCGCTGCGAAGTCCTTCGTATGGGCTTGAGTCAATTGGGACTGAGAAGTGGAAGAGGCCTGACGGCTCTTTCGGCATCATGTCGATGATTTCCCGCGCCCGGTCGCCGATCCACTTCTCTTTTTCGTCGATGAGCTGCTGTTCAGCCCAGCGCCGATCTTCGATGCGGTCGTAAGTGAGGTATGCGTTCATGGTTGCCTCAATATTTGATGTGCGCGTCCTGCACTTTGCCGCCAGCGAGCGCCAGCATTGCTTTCTGCGCGAATTCTTCGGGGATGCCCTGAGCTATAAGGTCGGCGATGACGCGACGGTTGACGGTGCGGCGGTGCTCTTTGTCTGCGGCGCGGCGCGCTTCTTCTTCAGCTTTGCGCTGCTCTTCGGCCAGGCGGGCTTTTTCTTTCGCTTCAGCTTCACGCTTGATGCGATCCGCTTCTTCCTGCGCTTTCCGTTTTTCTTCTGCGATGGCGTCCTGCTTCTCACGTTCTGCACGGTCAGCGTCTTCTTTACGTTTACGCTCAGCGGCATCAGCGCGAGCTTTCTCTTCAGCTTCGCGACGCGCTGCAGCATCAAGTTCAGCTTTATGTCTCTCTTCGGCTTCGCGCTTGGCTTTGTCAGCGGCTTCCTGCTTGATTCGTTCTTCACGTTCACGTTGAGCCTGTTCCGCCAGGCGTCGCTGCTCTTCGCGGTCACGGTCGAAATCCTTGTTCATCAGCAAGGCCATTTCGTGGTCTGCCTCGATCTGCGCGGCACGCTGGCGGTTGAACTCTTCGTTCATTTCCAGCGCTTCGGCGTGCAGCGCGTTCATGGCTTCTTCAGCCTTAATGCGTTCCTGCTCGGCTTCCCATTCTGTGAGCGGGCGCCGTACTTCATCCTTCAGCGCGTCCAGCCGCTCACGCACAATGCGGCGGCTTTCGTCGATCTGCTTCGGCAGGGCTTTAAGCTCGGCAACCAGATCCTTGCCGGCATTGTCGATATAGGTTTTGGAGCGGGCAACCTTATGCGCCATGGATGCGATCGCGTCGCGGCCTTTGCGGGTCGACACATCCGGTACCAGGCTGCGAGCTTCTTTCTCGATCGCCTCAATAATAGGGTCGAGCTGCTCTTTGGTGGTGAATACCGCCATTGCGTTCTGTTTCTCAATGACGACTAAATCCGTTACTTCGCTCATGGTTTCTCCTGAAATTTGGATGTGCAGATCCCGCCCGCAAAAAGCCAGGCCGATCGGTTGAATAGGGGGTTAGGCTGTTTTTCTATGCCACGGATAACCGATGGCGACCTTCATTTCGTCGTAGGCTGCCATCCACATGGCGCCATCACCGATAAACAGGGCAATGGCTGCTTTACTCTGCGCTGCGCGCAGCAGGTGATGATTGATCATGCCTTCACCTCAACCTGTTTCAGGAGGCCAGCGATATTCATCTGTTGGCGGTTAAGCGTCAGCTTGTCACGCGGTGCCGATACCGACGTCAGTTGCCACTCGTTATCGTTGAGCTTTTTGGCGGTGTACTGCTTTCCGTTGTGGGTGACTGTCATGATGCCTCCCGCTTTTCTTTGATGTCGGCGCGCAGGTGAATCTCTTTCCCATCAGCTGTCGGGAATATAAGGATGTCATCACGAACCGCGAGAAGATGGGCCACTGCAAATAGCGCCTCGTCTGTGACATCAAATTTCTCACCTGTGAATTCACGAACGCCGGGGGCCAATTTGCTTGGCTTTGACCGACCCGCGAAAATTCGCTTCGTCAGGCCTGAAAAACCTACTGTGATGGGGTTGCTCATAAATCCTCTTGGCCTTATCGCGGCGAACGGAACGGTTAATACAAGACTTCAACGCATTTATTCAGTGTTTCAATGGGCGGTGGATGGCCGCCGGTTGTCATAACTTGAGTCACTCGTAAATAACTCCAGGTATGAAAAAGGCCGCCTACCTGGCAGCCTCAACTTGAATGAGTTCCGGGATGTTTAGCCACGCCCGGCGCGTGATTTCCTTCACTTTCCACAGTCAAAGGAATGCCGTAGACTGGATATTCCACAGTCAATAAAAGGATTTCTTTATGTCCATGAATGTATTTGCAGGAAAGAGAACTGAGGAATCAGTGGCATATGATTTAGCGCTGGCGCTTGCAGTAAAAGACCCATCCGCCAACACGCCAGAAGCTTTAATTGAGCGCATTGCTGATTTGCTTCCTGCCTGTCGTGAAGCAGCAAAGGAAAAGTACAAAGCAGAAGCACCTACGCCTTTTGGGATCGCTATAAAACGATAACTGATGCCAGGGCAGTCTCCAGTGCTGCCTTTATCAAATTCTGCCGATACCAGTGGTCATCTGATGCCCCTTTAACCGCTTCTTCAGCAGCAGCATAAGCTGCGTCAGCTGCTAAAATTACGCCATTGTTGCTTTTAAACATCGCTACTTCATCGTTTTTTATATCCATCACCATCACCTCAAATAAGTGGAGTAGATTTGCCGTCAGCCCCTCGCAAAGAGCTGCTGGTAAAGCTTCCCCGATGTTCGGGAACTGAGCAGCAAACCATTCCGGTGCGGAGTCCTCTTCGTGTGCTATACCCGCCACGCGTTACACACCTGCCTCAATCCCATTGGGCGCCATTTCAATTTGCCAGGAGCGCTCCGGGTGATTTGCTGCTTGACTGAATTCTTAATGAGCAGGCGACTTGCTGTCCGCCGCTGGCTAACTTCGCTCAGCTGTCGATGTTTCGTTTCGATGGATTAAAGATAACCTTAGTTATGAGTGATGGCAATAACCTAATTTATAATATCAATCACATAAGTTATAAATTAATGATAACTAAATGAATTTATTTTTGTAAATCATGAGTGCTATGCTTAAAAAAACAGCAGGAGGGATGTGCATGGTTCTGGATGAAGAGCGTATAAGCATGAAAATTCAGGCGATGGGGCGGGCGGTGATGGAATTGTCACTGGCTGAATTACCCATGACCCAGCAAAACATCATCGACAAGCTGGAGCAGTACCGGAAGGAAACAGGAAACGTGACAGGGAAGGGAGTGAACAGGGATGCGGCGGAGATAGTGCGGAAAGGGCAATAAAAAAGCCCGCACGGGCGGGCAGGTAGTGTTGCGATAGTTATTGTTATCAGCTTCAGGCTGAATAGTTATCGGCAGAATGGCGGATAGCTTTATGGGTGGGCAATAAAAACCCGGCACGGTGGCCGGATTTGCTAAATTACTGACCTTTCTTAAGGTACAAGTTTAATAGGAAAAATATAGTTGGCATAGCAAGCGAGGCCAAGAGAACACCGAGCATCCATGCTTTTACATCTGCTATCTTGGTTTCCAAAGCGGAAAATTTAGCTTCAAAGTAGTCAACCGATGGTTTCTTAGATAGTGAAGCATCAAAATCCAGGCTCTTCTGTAAAAGTACAGCGGTGTCTCTTTTGGCGTCAGTAGAATCAGAAGATATTTTCCGGGTATCCTCTTTAATTCCTGCCATGCTGCTCTTGATGTGCGCAACTTCAGCTTCAAGAACTGCTAATCGCTTATCCATGTCGTCGCCTCCATCATCACTTGTTGTTTGAATGATCTCAGTATCATCCATCACAACCGATGTGACAATCCGTTTTTCTTTATCTGAAGCAGCAACAGAACAAGCTTTCATCAAGAGCGTTGCTTGGCTTGATGCTACAGAAGAAAATTCCAGCCCTACTGTAGATCCATTCTTATCAGAGTAAGCAATTACTAGCTTTCCCTCATCCAAAGATGATTGAGCTGCATTCATCAGCTTTTATTCCTCGAACATGCTTTTCAAGGACTGATAGAAATCGAAGGCCTTCTGTTTACTTAAAGTCACGGACGCAACCTTAGTGCGTTGCATTCCTGCCACTGCGATTTCGCCATTCATATGGCCGATGACTGGGGTGCTATTGAGAAAAACGAAGTTAAAAACTTCGTAGCCATTGTTATCCGTTCCGATGGTTACAACCCCATCAGCATTAGTTTCAATATAATTTTTGGACTCCAGTACATCATTGATATGTGCTAAGGCAACTTCTTGTTTATCGCTCACTTATGTTCTCCTGAACCAACAAAATAGGTAAAAATCTTTTCAAATTCATTAGATTAATTTGCATAAAAAGCACAGGGAAAAGTTGGCTTACCAGCTATGCGCCGACCAGAACACCTTGCAGAAGCCCCAGCTGTCAAAGCTTGTTGTAAGCAATGGACTCATGGATCAGCGCCTTACCCATGATGTACAGCTGGTCCTGATTTTCTTCTGTCACATACCAGTCTTTGTAAGCTGGATTGTCAGATAGCACAGCCAGTTGCAAACCTTGCATTTGTAAGCGTTTAACATGGAAGTGTTGGCCGAAAACAAAAGCGTACACCCCGTCAACTTTGAAATTCCTAACAGAAACGTCAAAGAAGAGACGATCACCTGACTGTATTGTTGGGCACATGCTGTCACCGTCTACGGTCATCACCTTCACATCATTTTGAGTGCGGTTCCCGAAAAGAGATCTGGCATGCTCAGTTGTGAACTCAATAGCATGCAGGACCTCAACAAATTCAGAAATCATAAAAGACCCCGGACCAGCGCTTACTTTCAGGTCTAAAACATCAACCCGAAAGACATCAATTGTTTCCGAGACCGGTTGGGCCGCCGATGGCACATTACCATCAATCCGCATTTCCCCCACTCCAGAACTAAGCCATTCCGGCCTTACACCCAGAGCATGAGCTAGCTCGACCATCTTACGGCTGCCGCTCGTTTTACCTGACGTCATCTTTTGAATTGCAGGCTGGGATATACCGACTTTATCAGCCAACTGTCCTTGAGATATGTCAGCGGCCGACATAGCCGCGTTCAGTCGTTCTGCAAATGTTTTCATCTTATCAATATATAACCGAGGTTATGTAGAGTAAAATAACAAAGGTTATGGACAATACCCATAACTTGGGTTATCTTTTCATTAATCCAGTAATCGGATAGGTAAAATCCATGAACAAAGTTATTCAACGAGCTTTAGAAATCGTTGGCAGCCAGAAGCGACTTGCAGATATTTGCGGCGTTAGCCAGCCAGCGGTTCACAAGTGGCTTAACGGTGGTTCCGTATCTCCGGAAAAAGTAACAGCCATCGTAAACGCTACTGGTGGCGAGATTAAGGCACACGAAATTCGACCTGATCTTCCCGACCTGTTTCCACACCCAGAGAACCATGCCGCCTAACCGGCGGCCCTAACCACGAAAGGGAAAGCAATGCATTCACTTGCGTATCAACAAGGTAACAAATTTTCGCCAACGGCGATGATTTACCAGAATCGCCGGGAGCCTGATTCCACGGCGTTAAACATCGATGGGATCCGCGCAGCTGTTCGCGGCTGGGCTGCTGATTGCCGCAGCCGTGAATTTGTCGCAGCGCTGATTGTAGAAGAGTGGCGGGAAACCGGCGGAACCGGTCTGGATATCCCGACCGACTCGCACCGCCAGATGCAGAAGGTATTCCGCTGGATTGATGGCGATACCGAATACGCCGCCAACAACATTCGCCAGCTGGCCCCGGCAATCATGTCGGTCCTGCCTCTGGAGTACCGCCACCGCCTTCTTCCAGAAGACAGCTTTATGTCCCGCTTAGCTCGACTTGAGAAGGAAACGAGCGAGGCGAAAGTTGCCGTTGCGATGAACGCCCCGCGTCACCAGAAGCTCAAGGAACTCAGTGAGGGGATTGTAGAGATGTTCCGTGTCGACCCGGACCTGACCGTGCCGCTGATGGCCATGGTCACTTCGATGTTGGGGGTTATGTGAGAACTACAGAAATGGCGAAAGCCGGTCTGCGCGAACAGAACCGACTTTCTGGTGCAAAAACGAGAGTAGTTGCAGGAGGAATAATGGCAAAAAATCCACGCTATTACCATACCGCTGTACATAAAAACATAACCCGCGACCGCTTCATCCGCTCGGTTAACCCGATTGTGGCAGAGAAGATGCGCGCCATCCTGGAAGAAATGAAACGTAAGGAGAGTGGCCGTGGGTAACATATCCAATTTAGCCGAAGCCAGAGAGGCCAGAAGGCTCCAGAAACCGCGTACGAATGGCGGTAAGGGGTTTGCCTTGCTGCACCGTAAAATTATGGATGTGCCGTTCTACAAGGACGCTGAGGCGGCTCATTTATGGGTTCACCTTCTCCTGCGCGCTAACCACGAACAGACAATGGTATCGACTGATGTCGGCGATGTGATCTGCGAACGCGGAGAGTTCATTACCGGGCGCAACACACTGGCAATGGAAACCGGTTTAACCGCTGATCGCGTTAAATCACTGCTCCGTAAATTCCAGAATCTGGGCATGATCACCACCAAATCGAACAACCGTTTTACTGTTCTAAAAGTGGTCAAATACGACGAATATCAGTCAAATTTTTGTCCAGCCGATGTCCAGCCAGTGTCCAGCGCAAACGCAGTAGTACCAATGCCTGTGGAGGTGGAGTGTCCAGCAGATGTCCAGCCAGTGTCCACAGATAACAATATATTAAATAACTCTCTTACTAACGTAAGAGAGTGTGCATCAGCAGCAGAAAAACCAGAGCAGAAAAAACCGTCTCTCAGCTGTGAGCAGGTAGTCGAGGTTTACCATCGCGTACTGCCTGAAGCTCAGAGTATCAGGATACTGACTGACAAGCGCCGTGCTCTGATCCGCACCTTCTGGCAGAAGGCCGGGAGAGTAACTCAGCAGCTGGACGGCCATAAGTTCACTTTGAGTGACTGGGAATCCTATCTGAGCTACATCGCCACCAATTGCCGCTGGATGCTGGAGAACCGTCCAGACCAGCGAACCGGTCGCACATGGCGCCGCAAGGCTCTCGAATACTTCCTGAACGTCGATGTGTATGCCAAGACGCGCGAGGGGGCCTGTGATGACCTCTGAAATCCTGACCGTACCTCACAACCTCGAAGCGGAGCAGAGCGTTATCGGTGGCCTGCTGCTGGACGATGACAACAGCGAGCGTGTCCAGAAGGTTCTGGCGATGCTCAAGCCTGAGTCGTTTTATATCCGGGTTCATCAGATCGTATTCGCTGAATTGCGTGACATGTTCCGCGCTAACAAGCCTGTCGATGGGTTGACGCTGTTCGACGCTCTGGAAAGCAAAGGACTTACGGAGCAGATCGGTGGTTTCGCCTACATCGCGCAGATCGCAAAAAATACGCCCAGCGCCGCAAACATCGTGGCATACGCTGCCTCAGTCAGGGAAGCCGCTATGGAGCGCTACGGTATTATCCGCCTGACCGAAGCTACTGAGCTGCTGTATTCCCGCAACGGCATGAGCGCTACGCAGAAGTACGAGGCCATTCAGGGTATTTTCACCCAACTCGCAGACCATTCAAAAACCGGTAGTCGCCGTGGGTTGCGGTCATTCGGCGAGGTTATGGATGACTGGGTAGCGGATCTGGAGAAACGATTTGATCCTGCAGGCGAACAGCGCGGCATGAGTACAGGTATCCCGTCCCTAGACCGACTGCTGGCGCCGAAAGGTCTGGTTAAAGGCTCTCTATTCGTGATTGGCGCAAGGCCAAAGATGGGCAAGACAACCCTGTACGGGCAGATGGCGATCAACTGCGCGGTTCGTGAGAAAAAGCCAGCGCTGATGTTCAGCCTGGAAATGCCGGGAGACCAGATCCTTGAAAAACTGGTTGGTCAGAAGTCCGGCATTAACCCGAGCATTTTTTACATGCCCGCCACGGATGACGCCGATGACCAGTACCAGGGCGACTACGACGGCGACTTTAAGAAGGCGATCGCCACAGCCAGTCGGCTAAGTGAAATCGACATGCTGTACATCGACGACACTCCTGGCCTGTCCCTGGCGCATATCGTTACCGAATGCCGTCGAATTAAGCGCGAGAAAGGCTGCGTAGGCATGATTTTGGTTGACTACCTGACGCTGATGACTGCCGAAAAAGCAGACCGTAATGACCTGGCGTACGGGATGATCACCAAAGGGCTTAAGAATCTCGCTAAAGAGCTTGGCTGCGTAGTGGTGTTGCTTACCCAGTTGAACCGAAAACTTGAAGAGCGAGGAAACAAACGCCCGCTGCCGAGCGACTCCCGCGATACCGGTCAGATTGAGCAGGACTGCGATTACTGGGTCGGGATTCATCGGGAAGGCGCATTCGATGACAGCGTGCCGCCGGGAGAGACAGAACTGCTTCTTAGGCTAAACCGCCACGGTAGCACCGGAACGGTGTATTGCAATCAGCTCAACGGGGCAATTTACGACACAGACCAGCAGTCCGCCGCCGCAGAACGCCGCGGGCGTGAGCAGCAGCCGAAAAATAAAGGGGGCTTCTGATGAAAGGTAAACAGGAAATTCTGCGTTATCTCGAAACGCACCGGACTTTCACCGCGAAGGATGTGGCCTCAGAGTGCGGCATGACCATCAACTGCATCACGAAGAACGCGCTCGATCTGGAGCGGGCCCGGAAGATTGTGCGGGTGAGCAAGGTCTGGCGAACGGTGACTTATCGCCTGGCGACACCCGAAGAACAGGGTGGTACCGCGCGCAGCTGCACCAACGGAATATTTCAGGAGTGCCGCAACAGCGCGGCGATGAAGCGAGTATTGATGGTTTGGGGGAGGGTAGGGGTATGAACGTGAAACGTTATGAGTGGGTGGCCTGTGATGAGCATGCGTGCCATTGCGACGTGGTAGAGAGTGCTGAAGGCGATATGGTTGATTACGAAGACTACGCCGCACTTGAAGCCAGATGCGCGGCGCTGGCTGCGGAGAATGCGCTTCTGAAAAAATCGGAGCCAGCACCATTCAGTAAGCTGATGATGGAGGCGCTTGATGTTTATCAGGCGGGCGCTGATGAAGTGCCGGAGCTGGCAATGCTAAGCGCGTACACGAAGCTGCGAGATGGGCTAAAAGCCCCGGCCACCGACTCTTTCCTGGCTGAAGTGCGTGCGCAAGAATCTAAGCGGGTGTATGAAAGCATTCTGGACAACCCAGCCGTAACTGACATGGAGTCACTTGTTGATTGGCTTGAGCAAAATGCCAATGACTCTGTGGCTTTCGCAGCAGGCCTTAGCAAAGGAGTGCAGTCATGAGCGAAATCACTAAAGCACTAAACTATGACCCTACTGACCCGGACAAAATGCGTTTGCCAAAGGGTTCGAGCTGCGGTGAATGCCATCACATCCGGCGCTGTAAGGCCATGTTCGGCCACACGGAGGCGGATACATATTGCGACTGGTCACCATCGCGTTTCATCCCGGTACGCACAGAAGGAGCCGCCCAATGAGCAACGCTATCGACGCGCATCTCTCAGACGAAGTGATCAATGCTGCTTTCGAAAACACGAATTTCGGTCGCTCTGATTTCCGCACCATCCTGGCTGAAACAGTCATGAAGCGCGCGGCCGGGTACCACTCAGGATGGATCGCAACGACAATCTGCACGCGCCTCGGCCTACTCGGGAAACAGGAGCGGCCAACCAAGCTCGGGCTGACGTTCGCTTTCCATCACTACTACAAGTCATGCGTGCGTGAAGCGCTGATGCCTGCCCAGGAGGCCGCACAATGAGCAACATCGACAAACAGGCTCTCGCAGATGATGAAAGCGTGAAAACTTATTACATCCACCGGATGGCATTCGGTAGCACGAAAAACCCCGGCTATGGGCATGTTCCTGTTGTACATGCTGATGACTTCGAGAAGCTACGCGTCAAGCTGGAAGCCGCAGAGAAGCGGATTGCTGAGCTGGCTGGTGAAAACGAATACATCCGAAAACGCTTTATAGAATCTGATCTCCTGTTCGGAAAGAACCTGCTGGTAATGCAGGCCGCCATTATCGAATGGCAGGGAACTGGTGATGCAAGAAAGGGACTGGCATGGATTTATAACACGCTGTGGGGGCCAGGCGAACTGCCGGACGAGGCGGAGAAAGATGCCCAGGCATACTTCGACCGGAAATATGGCCCGCTTGACGAAGAACTCATGGCTCTTCATCGGTGGTTCTGGGAACAAAGCGAAGCTGAACGCGCCGCCACAGCCGGTAAAGGAGATTGATATGCCTATCTTGACCAACGCAGACATTGAAGCGCTAAACAGGCTCCCTTCCGGCTGGTTCAGGGCTGAGCACCTTCCGTTCAATCGTCCCATGTATCGCTGCGAACGGCTCGAGCAGCGTGGGAAATTGCAGCGCCGGGTGGTGGGTACTTACCCAATTATCTGGTCCGAGTACAAACGCATTGATGGGGAGGACTAACCCATGAGCACTATTACCAGAGAACAGGCTCAGAAAATTATTGAAGCAGCCGATGAGGTTATTACCGCGCTGGCCGGAACTAACGAGGATGTTCACCCTGAGAGCGATAACATGCTCCGCCTGTGGGATGACCTTAATGACCGTTACGCGCCGCCGGAAGTTGTGCGTGAACTGGCGCGTATCGCGCTGGCATCGCTCGAAGCAGAGCCGATAGGAGCTTTCCACATCTCTGAACAGCAGGTAGGCGGAACCACGGATTACATCAAGGATGGCGAGTGGCCCATTGATGACGGTGTTATTGAGGTCTACACCGCCCCGCCAGCGCCGGTAACTTTGCCTGACTTGAAAGAGCTTGAGGCGATTCTCGACTGGATTTTGATGCTTCCATGCCCAACACCAAAGGCAACACATTTCGCTAAGCGTCTCGCAGTGGTGATAGATACATGCCGCGCCGCCATGCTTCATGGTGCCGCTGGCAACTCTCCGGCGATTCCGGATGGGTACGCACTGGTGCCGGTTGAGCCGACGGAGAAGATGGTAATCGAAGGCTTCGAGTCTGAGCCAGACGAGTTCTTTAGCGATGCAAAAGTGTGGGAGGCTTACGACGCCATGAGTGGATGTCAGCAGGCGGCACACCGTGCAAAATTGTGCTGGGCGGCGATGCTCGCAGCAGCACCGCAGCAGGAGGTTAAGTGATGGCTAACCTGCAATTGGCAGTTAACGGTGAATACTTCGACCAGATGAAGCGCGGGGAGAAGGTTGAAGAGTATCGCCTGGTTAATCCGTACTGGTGCCGCAGGCTATCTCAAGGCCATAATCAACAGTTACCGCGGCGCTTTGACCGATTGATCATCACGAAAGGCTATCCAAGAAAAGACGATTGTGAGCGTCGGATTGACATCCCGTATGCTGGATACGAAGTGAAGGTGATCACACATAAGCACTTTGGTCCCGAACCGGTGAAAGTATTCGCCATCAGGGTAAATATTTGTTCATAAACTTTCCTAAACTCATCCTCGCACATAGCAATGAACGAGGGTGATATGAAAGCTAAATACTTGGTCATAATCTCTACAGATGAAGAGCAATATGATTTCGAAACTGTAATTGAGCGAGGAGATAGAATTAGCGACGAGGAACTAATTGCTGCACTTTCACCTGAAGCGGAACGTTATCTTGAATCACTTGGAAATGAGGGCGCTTATGGAAAGCGTAGGCAGTTCAGAAGTCTTAGTTACAATTTTTTAGGTTTCATTGATTAGTGCCCTATAATCCCCTCAAGTCAACGAGGGGATTTTTATGTCGGATTGGAACATTGCAGCAAAGCCGCAGGATGATCGCGACAAGGTTAACGTTGATCTTGCAGCCTCTGGCGTGGCGTACAAAGAGCGCCTGAACATGCCGGTTATCGCTTAAGTGGTGATGCGTCAGCAGCCCGAGCATTTGCGGGATTACTTCCTTGAGCGACTGAAGTTTTATCGTGAAAAGTCGATAACTTTACCGAGAGGTAGCGATCCGGTTTACCTGAAACAGGAGGATGGAAAGTGAGTGATTTATATACCGAGATTGATGATCCAGATTTTATTCAAGTCATTGCTGAGCAGTTTTATTTATATATTCAGACCACAGATGATGACGTTGTAGTTAGTGATTTCCAGATAACCACTGGCCAGAGTGCAATCGAGGTTGCTGACAGAATGGTAGAGGTTATCACCAGCCAGGAATACCCTCAGCCTCGAAGTATAAGCCACGACGCAACCGCTGGCAGAATGCATGATGGATACCCAATCTTCACACTCTCTGCCGAGAAAAAATAATAGCTTTGCAGCTTTGATTTTTGATAATCAACCCGCCATAATCATGTCATCGGAGCCTGAACAACTCCGGTGACTTCTGCGCATTTAAGGGGACTTAAATGCGACCACAATCTGAACTCCTCACCTTGTCACAGATGCTTAGCGGCACCTGCGATTTTCTGCATTCTGCGGTTTCCGTTAAGGAGGCCGCATGACTCTGCCCGTAGACGGTATCAAACTCCATCGCGGCAACTTCGCGGCCATCGGACAGCAGATTCAGCCATTGCTCGATGCCGAACAATGTTTCCGCCTTCAGGTTAAGCCGTGGCGCGAGAAACGCAGCCTGTCGCAGAACAGCCTTTCACATTTGTGGTATGGCGAAATTAGCGGCTACCTCATCGCTCGCGGTAAGACTTTCGCCACGCCAGAGTGGGTCAAGGACGCGATGAAGCACACCTATCTCGGATACGAAAGCAAAGACAGGGTAGACGTCGTGTCCGGAGAGGTGACCACGGTTCAATCGCTCCGCCATACCGCCGATCTGGAAACCGGCGAGATGTACATCTTCCTGTGCAAAGTCGAAGCTTGGGCGATGAATATCGGCTGTCACCTGACCATCCCCCAAAGTTGCGAGTACCAGCAACTGCGCGATAAGCAGGAGGCCTGATGTCTACTCCACTTTCCCGCGTCATTACCAACGAAATCTTCCGCGTTCCGGCGCGCCGACAGCGCAAGCCCGCGGTTAAGCCGTCCGACATCCCGACCCTGAAAGGCTACACCGCCCGCCTGGTGGATCAGAAATGGCTGCGTCTCGCGGCACGGAGGAACCATGCGTAAACCATCCCGCCGTAAGTGCAAAGTATGCGGAGAATACTTCGTGCCGAAATTCCACGATATCCGGATCCGCTGGTGCTGCCCGGAGCACGGCGCAATCCTCGCGATGGAAGAGCGCGAAAAAGAGAAGGTGAAGGCCGCGGCTAAGCGCATCAAAGAGCAGAAAGAGGCCGAGAAGGCAGGTCGCCAACGGCGCGCTGCGCGGCGTAATGAGCTGAAGCCGCTCCGTCACTGGGTGCAGATGACTCAGCGCGCCTTCAACGACTGGCGTCGCGAAATGCTGCTTGCTGCCGGCTATGGCTGCATCTCATGCGGCACTAAGAGCGCTTTTGTATGGCATGCCGGACATTACCGCACCACGGCGGCTGCACCTCAGTTGCGCTTCAACCCAGATAATTTGTGGTTACAGTGTCCAGTCTGCAACGTTCATAAATCAGGGAACATCGAGGCCTATCGTGCAGCCTTGGTCGAACTGATCGGTGAAGAACGCGTACTGGCCCTCGAATCCAACAACGAAAACCACCGATATACCCGCGAAGAACTGGACGGCATCCGCGCCAAAGCCAGGGCAGATCTTCGCGCACTGAAGCAGCAGGAGGCAGCGTGAAGACATTCACTCCAGTTGAAGCGAGAAGGTTCGTTGCCAGCACCTGGTACGAAACAACGCAGCTTTCGAAAAGAGAAAGGCTGTATGCGAAAGCCCGCGAGCTGATAAGCGGCGATCGAGCGGAAATTATCTGCCAGACAGATAACCCTGAATACAGAAAGTCAGCACGGGAGTGGTGGAATCATGACCAGAGCTGATTTCGAAAAGTACCAGGCCGAAAGCGTTAAGCGCGCCAGCATGCCGCCAGTAGCAAAGCACAGCCATACCAAAACCAACCAGCCACATAAGGAAGCCGCATGAACAGTCAGCAACTGGAATACGTACGTCAGCAGATCATGGTGGCGACCGCAGATCTGAGCGGGGCGACGAAAGGGCAGCTGGTAGCTTTCGCCGAGAACGCGCAATTCACCGCGACGGTGCGCAGCCGGGGCCGGAAGAAAATCACCGACCCGGTCACCGGCCGGAAAGTTAACCCTGACGGCCCGCCGATGAGCGGCAACCAGTCCCGCGCTAAGGGATCATCCATCGCGCTGGTGGGCCCGTTGGAGTTCGTTACGGCATCCTGGCGCCGTGCTGTCCTGTCTCTGGAAGAACATCAGAAAGCGTGGCTACTGTGGAACTACAGCGAGAACACCCGCTTTGAATACCAGGTGTCGATCACGCAGTGGGCGTGGGAAGAGTTCCGGGAACAGCTCAGCACGAAGAAAGTGGCCGGCAAGACGATGGAACGCCTGAAGAAGCTTATCTGGCTGGCGGCGCAGGACGTGAAAGCAGAGCTGGCGGGGCGGGAAACGTATGAATACCAAGCGCTGGCGGAACTGGCGGGCGTGGCTAAATCCACTTGGACAGAAACGTATTTGCCTCATTGGCTGGCTATGCGCAACAACTTTAAGCGACTCGATAGCGGTGCGCTTATCTCTGTAACGCGATCACGTTCACAACAAAAGGCGACAAATTTAGATGTAAGTCTTGCTAAACCGAACTGAAACGCATATATTTCATGTAAATCTGATATCGTCGCCATAGCTTCGTAGGTCGACAAAGAATTAAGAGCCTCGCCACCGTGCGGGGCTTTGTTTTTTGTGCTTTATATAAACCAAGTGGTCTTTAAAAGTTAATAATCTTTTTTTACTTATGTAAAATATGGCCTCCAGTGAAAACAGAGAGGCCTCATCATGAAGAACTTCCAGCTTTATGTTGGCGGCACTAACAACATCACCTATCGTTACGAAATCAGAAAGGTGGATGATGCTTTTAGTGTTCGAATATTCAACGTCAAAAACAAGTTGCACAAAGAGGTCGGTTGTAAGTCGCTTCGCTTTGTGTCAGCTCATGATGTTATCGATGAGTGCACATCGCATTACAGGAGGCACGCTGAAGGCCTAAGAGGCTTTTTGCGTGGGCTCAAAATGTGGTGAATGTGCAACTCAACAAACAGGTCGCTCAGGCGGCCTTTTTTATTGCCTGTAGCTCAGAGGAAAGAGCACCCGCCTTCTAAGCGGTTGGTCGCTGGTTCGAATCCAGCCAGGCGAGCCAATACCAGCCAAGGTATTTACGGCCAGAGAGCCGACATTGCCTTACCCTCATCTTCCCGGCCTGTCGCCGGGTTTTTTATTCAGGCCGCAGACAATCAATTCCATATGCCACGTAGCTATCGTGTCTGACGGCCTTTCCCCACTACACAAACAGCACCCCGTTCTTTCGGAGGTGATATGGCTAAACGTATGCAAGATAAAGAAAGCATTGCCGGAGTGTCATGGCTGATTGTCCTTGCTCTGTCATGCTGGGGCGGCCTGGTCCGATACCTTATTGACGTTAAACAGAACAAAGCCACCTGGAGCTGGATCAACGCGCTGGCACAAATTGCAGTGTCCGGCTTTACCGGTCTCATTGGTGGCCTGATCAGCGTTGAAAGTGGTCTGAGCCTTTACATGATCCTAGTTACGTCTGGCATTAGCGGTGCAATGGGCTCCGTGGCACTGACGTACTTCTGGGAACGCCTGACGGGGATGAAGAATGCAAACCAGTAATAAAGGCATTGACCTGATCAAGCAGTTCGAAGGTTGCAAGCTCACCGCGTACCAGGACAGCGTCGGAGTGTGGACGATTGGCTATGGCTGGACTCAGCCTGTCGACGGCAAACCAATCCGCGCTGGGATGACGATTAAGCAGGAAACGGCTGAGCGCCTGCTGAAGACCGGACTGGTCAGCTATGAAAATGACGTGTCCCGTCTGGTTAAAGTCGGTCTGACTCAGGGGCAATTCGACGCCCTGGTGTCGTTCACGTACAACCTCGGCGCCCGGTCACTGTCGACATCTACTCTTCTGCGAAAACTCAACGCCGGAGATTACGCTGGCGCTGCCGATGAGTTCATGCGCTGGAATAAAGCCGGTGGCAAAGTCCTGAACGGTCTGACCCGTCGGCGTGAGGCGGAGCGCGCTCTGTTCCTGTCGTGATTGGCGCGCTGCTAAGGCGTTACTGGTTGCAGTTGCTGGTGTTGGCGGTAATCGGCGTGCTGGTGTTCTTCGTGAACCACTACCGCGATAATGCCATCACCTACAAAGACCAGCGCGATAAGGCTACCGAACAGCTCAGCCTTGCGAGCGCCACAATCAAAGACATGCAGACGCGCCAGCGTGATGTCACTGCACTGGATGCTAAATACACTGGAGAACTGGCTGATGCCAAAGCCACTATCGATCAGCTTGAGCGCGATGTTGCTTCTGGTAAACGTCGGTTGCAGCTCAACGCAAGCTGTCCCGCGAACGGAGCGACCAGCACCGGCAGCCTGGGCGATGCTTCCAGCCCCGGACTTACTGACTCCGCTGAACGGGATTATTTCACCCTCAGAGAGCGAATCGTCACAGTGACGAAGCAGGTCGGCTATTTGCAGGAATACATCAAAGAGCAGTGCTTAAATTGATTGAATCAAGTAAAATCACCTTGATAAATTAGGGGTGATTATGGACGAAAAACAAATTGCATTAGAGGCTATGTTGGCAGCTAAGGACTCTGCACATTGGGCGTGGTGGACAATGGCTGCGACTATATTCAGTGTTCTGATTTCCTTGGGTACTCTAGGTATGGCTTTCAGCGCCTTGGATACTTGGCGTCAGCAAGAGATGTTAAAGCTGAAGATGGAATTCAAGAGGTCTATTCTTGAATTAATTTATGCTATGGACTCTATGCCAAGAAATTGGTCTTATCATCAGATCAATTTAGCTCGGGCAAGGTTACAAGCATCGCCTGAGGTTGCAAATAGAGTTGCTGACCCTGCGCAGATATACATCAATAAAATGGCTCTCAAGGATGCATTCAGTGGCTCAACCAAAGCATGGATCATGTGTGAACATCTCTTCTCTGAAACAGAGATCGAAGTCTTATGGAATAAGTTTCGAGGTGAGTTTCGAGATTACATAATGAGGGGCGGCGATACCAATCGCCTTGCAGGCATTCTCGAATCACTAAATGTAAAACTAAAGGTTTTATAAATCTAACCACCCTCGGGTGGTTTTTTATTGCCATCACCATGAGTAGCCTCATCGTAATGGCATTATCCCCATAAGCGGATAAAGAGGCTCTCAATGTCCGATATCTACCAAATCACCCTGACCACCCAAACAGGCGAAACCTTCACGGGCAAGATGTCACGACGTCAGCCTGAGCTGGTAAACGGATTTGTGCCGCTGGCGACTGAGACGGGCGAGTGATTGTATTTCGCTCCGGCTGATGTGAAGCGCGTGCAGTTCACGCCAGCACCGGCAGAGCAGACCGAACAGCCAGAAGAACAAGCAACGGAGTAACGAATGAGCAAACCGGACTGGGAGGCCGTCCAGTTATCTTGCTGGATTGGTACATAGAAATCTTACTCCTGAATCATGGACTGATTAAGAATCGAGCATGATGGGGCGTGGGTATAACCCAAACCCCAAGACACTTTCATCATAAAGAAATCAGTTTTTTCGCTGAGGCGGATTTAACAATTGATCCAAAAAATGTCGCTCCGATACTTTCAAACTCAAAATCAATTGGTTTATTCGTGCCAGGCAAACCCACATGTAAGTGACCTTGAGTATCCAAATAGTATGTCTCGATATCTAATGCCTTTTCATCAACTTCACTTGAGAACCGAACTTCTGCAACAGGAAGCTTCTCTAGAAAGACAATTCTAAAATTAGACCAACATTTAAAATGCAATGCAGGAATGCTAAAAGCGATTTCTTCATTCTCATTGATTTCAATCAGGAACTGAGTTTGCAAATGTCTACTCTCATGCCAGTGATCATGAATCTCCTGCTTGAAGTCTGCTGCTTTTTTTTCGAGATATGCACGATAGTCTTTAAGGCTTGAAATCACATCACCAACAGTTAGCTCGTTCATATAGCACCTTAATATTTGGATAATAAATGGCACTCACCGACAAGCAAGAAATGTTCTGTCGCGAGTACCTCATCGATTTAAACGCCACGCAAGCGGCTATTCGGGCGGGGTACAGCGCAAAGACAGCTAACCGCACTGCGTCCGAAAACCTGTCAAAACCTGACATCCAGTCCAGAATTGCCGAACTTAAAGCGCAACGCAATGATCTGGTTGGCATAAATGCGACATATGTCCTGAATCGTCTGGTTGAGATTGACCAGATGGACGTGCTCGACATCCTCAAAGACGACATGAGTCTGAAGCCAGTAAGCGAGTGGCCTTCATCCTGGCGAAGATATTTGAGCGGCTTCGATGTGGCTGAGATGTTTGAAGGCCGTGGGGAGGAGCGTGAGATGGTCGGGCTGCTCAAGAAAATTAAGTGGCCTGATAAAGTCAAAAACCTCGAACTGCTCGGGAAGCACATAGATGTGATGGCTTTCAAAGAACAGGCCACTCATGAGCATACAGGCAAGAACGGTGGGCCAATCGAAATGGCTACGCTGACCAAGGAAGAGTACAAGGCTGCCCGGCGGGAGATGTTGGAGGATGACGACTGCTGAGCAAAGGGCATTTGCCCGTAAGGTTGAATGCGAAGAGGACGGGCTCTATTACGCTCGATACTTCTTCAAGCAGCGCACCGGCGGCAAGATGATTGTCGCTCCTCACCACAAGGTGATTCAGCAGACGTTGGACCGCGTCATTGATGGTGAGATTCAACGCCTGATCATCAACGTACCGCCTGGCTACACGAAAACGGAACTGGCGACCATCAATATGATGGGCCGAGGGCTGGCGCTGAACTGCCGGGCCCGTTTCATGCACCTGTCCTATTCGCATAACTTGGCGCTGCTGAACTCATCCACAGCGCGCGGCATGATTAAGTCGCAGGCATACCAATCCATGTGGCCGATGGCGCTGCGCGATGACGCTGACAGCAAGGCCATGTGGTGGACTGAGCACGGCGGCGGCGTTTATGCGTCGTCAGCTGCTGGACAGGTTACCGGCTTTCGTGCCGGACACATGGAACCTGGCTGGCAGGGCGCGCTGATTATCGATGACCCGGTTAAGCCAGATGACGCTTACTCAGAGATCGTCCGAGACGGGGTAAACAGCCGTTTTAACGAGACAATCAAATCACGACTGGCGATCGAGACGACGCCGATGATTGTCATCATGCAGCGGATCCACTACCACGACCTGAGCGGCTATCTGCTGCGGGGCGGGAGTGGTGAGAAGTGGCATCACCTGAATCTGCCGGTGATTATCGACAATAGCCAACCATACGCTGCGCAGTATCCTGAAAACTCGCACGCTATACCGATTGACCATGGACTGCCTGATGGCTGGTTGTGGCCGTTTAAGCACAATGAATCGCACCGCGTATCGCTGTTCTCTCACAGACGCACTGCCGAAGCTCAGTACATGCAGAACCCGAAACGCTTCAATGCGGAGGGAGCGTTGTGGAACGAGGAGATGATCAGCGCCGCACATGCGATGCGGATCACTCAGGAGTTGGCACGTACGGTAGTGGCAATCGACCCGCAGGCCACCAACAGCGAAGAGAGTGACGAATCAGGGATTGCCGTCGCCAGTGTTTACGGTACTGGTGATGAACGGCAGTACAGCCTCGATGCGGATTACAGTGGGAAGTATTCACCCAACGGCTGGGCTACTAAGGCCATTGAGGCTTATGAGCAGCACGAAGCTGATGCGATCGTCATTGAAACCAACCAAGGTGGCGATATGGCAGAGGACACGCTCCGCAACGCCGGTTTCGGCGGACGCATCATCCGGGTGCATGCCAGCAAGGGCAAATACGCTCGCGCAGAACCCATCTCCGCGCTATATGCGCAGGGCCGGGTCGCTCACCGTGGCAGTCTCTACGAGGTTGAAAACCAGTTCATGGAGTACGTTCCATCGACAGCGAAGAAATCACCTGACCGGCTTGATGCCGCGGTATACGCACTCACCGAATTATCAGAACCACAATCAACCGGCATGTTGGTGCGCTCGCGCTGACGGAGGACACCGTGAACGAAAGCGAAAATAAACAACTCGCCACGAACGCCAGCATCGACCGCGAGCGGATGCGTTACGTCAACGCACTGTTCAATGGCACCAGTAATACCAAGCGCAAGCGCCTGTATCAGGAGTTTGGGTACCCGCAGGATCTCTGCTTCGATGACTTTTACCGGGCGTACCGCCGCAATGCCATCGCTGGCGCCGCAGTGGCGCGCATGGTTGATGGTTGCTGGGAGGATTACCCGGACGTTTACGAAGGCGACCAGACTAAGGATGCCACACAGCAGACAGACTGGGATAAGCGGGTCAATAAGCTGCTTAAACGCTGCTGGAAGCAGATTAAGGGCGCTGACAAACGTAACCTAGTGGGCCGTTACTCGGCTCTGCTCATCCAGGTTAAAGACAGTAAGCCATGGTGGGAACCTGTCGATAAGGCGATGGTCGGCAGACTCCAAGAAAGGGCGCTCGTCAGGCTAATCCCGGTCTGGGAGGCTCAGCTCGACCCTGTCAGTTATAACGAGGACCAGAACAGCGAGGACTACGGTGCTGTTAGCATGTACTCATTTACCGAGATACCGGTTCAGCAGCAACGCAGTGGCCAGCCCGGGCGAATCATCAACGTTCATCCTGATCGCGTCATCATCCTGGCGGAAGGTTCAGATGATGGAAGACTGGATTCCGGCGAGTCTCTGCTGGAAGAGGGCTTCAACAAGCTGATGGATCTTGAGAAGGTATCAGGCGGCGCGGCGGAGGGGTTCCTGAAGAATGCCAGTCGGCAGCTCAATTTTAACTTCAGCGCCAAGACAAGTTTTGCGCAGCTGGCAAGAGCACTGGGCGTTAGCGAGGCGCAACTCTCTGAAGGGATGGATGACCAGGTTCGTCGCCTGAATGACAGCACAGATAGCGCCGTCATCATGCAGGAGGGCGATACCAGCGTGCTTTCCGTGGCAGTTGCCGACCCGGAGCCAACATGGCGGACTGCGCTCAATGAGTTCTGCTCCACAGTGCCGATCCCGGTGAAGGTGCTGGTGGGCATGCAGACAGGAGAAAGGGCCAGCACGGAAGATGCGAAGGACTGGGCAAAAACCCGTATGAGCCGACGCAATGGCTTCCTGACCGAAGCAATCACTGAGGTGGTTACCCGCTTCTGGACGCTTGGTTTCATTCCTCCAGCCAGCGGCGAAGAAGTTACAGTGGGATGGTCCGATCTACTGGCGCCGAGCCAGGCAGAGAAGATTGCCAACATGGACAAGCTCGCGGACGTGGCCGTGAAGTCGACGAACGCGTTTGGCCGCTCAGCAATCACCGAAAACGAGATACGCGCGGCGGGCGAACTGCAAGCCCTGCCTGAACTTGATGATGAGGTGCCGCCAGATGGCAACCAGCCAAAACCTGATCCACTGGCCGACCCAGAATCAGAAGCCGAAAAGTCCGGTGATACCACGGTCGAAAGTTGACCCCACGATGTCGCGCAAGTCCGTTAGCAAGATGGAGCGTGACATTGAGGGTCGGTATTACGCGATAAAGGTGGCGCTTAAAGCTCTGTTCGATCAGCGCCTGACTGGGAGAGAGCGAGAGGTAAACAGCCATAACTGGCACTTCCTTTGCCATGACCACGGCGAGGATGTGCGGCTCTACCAGGTAAACGCCGGCAAGTTCATCTACGACATGTCGGCGCAGGAACTGGCGGACCTGCTGGAGGCGGTGCAGTCGGTTCTCGACGATTACCTGCTGGAAGGTGGCGAGCAAAACCTGTGGGCGATGGATTACGTCGTCGCAGAAGCGCAGCGCGGCACGCTGGAGGCTTTCAATAACCTCTCGCAGCAGTCGCAGGTTTACGCCAGCCAGACGACGCTACAGCAGCTTTTAAGCAGTCCCGGCTATCTGAATCAGATAGCGGCGACCAGGCTGACAACGTTCAGTGACTGGAAGGTGATCAGCGACACCGCCCGCGGCGATTTGACCAACATCATCACCGATGCGGTAGCTCGCGGCGTTAATCCTCGCGACACGGCCAGCGTCATCAGCAAGCGCCTTGATGTATCGATGTCGAAGGCCAAGACCATCGCTCAGACTGAGCAGGTCGGCGCTCTGCGTGAAGCTCAATGGAATGAAACGGACTGGGCTTCCGAGAGGCTCGGGCTGAACACTGGTCTTCTCCATCTTTCTGCGCTGAAGCCTACCACCAGGACAACGCACGCATTCTGGCATGGAAAGGTTAGAACCGTGCAAGAGGTTCGCGACTGGTATGCAGTCGATGGTAACAAATACCACTGCTACTGCGGTCAGATTCCGGTACTGCTCAACGACGACGGCAGCATATTCAACGAAGGGATTGCTGAGAAATTGGAGAAGGAGCGAAAACAATGGAAAAATGGTAGTTGAACCAATGTTTTTTTCTAGACATATTAAAGCCCTACACACAGGAGAATAATATGTCGTTATATAATCGCGTTCAAAAAAAGTTAACAGAATACAAAGAAACTGAACAACGTTACTGGGACGATCTCAAGGCGCGCCTTACTCTATTCAAGCCTAAACTTATTGATTATCTTGGCGTTGAAGGTATGGAACTTTGTGATGATCATGATAAAAATAAGTACCCTATCGTCTTGGTTGGCAACAAAGTTGGCGAAGAAGTTGAAGATGAATTAGTAAGAAATTTTGAAAAAGTAGATGGCCAAAAGCCCAGCTTACGTTTCTTTGTTCAGATAAACCTTTCAAAATACAATAGTGAAATTTATGTGAAGTCGGAGATATTTGAATGTCTTTTCTGGGGGAAAGACGATGGCTACACTATGGTTATCTGTGGGGAAAGCGTTGGTTGCAGGAAAGTTACGGATAAGACAGATTTTACCAATGCCTTTGATTTTATTGTCAAAAAAATTGAAGAGTCTGTCGATACAGAGCGATTTTTATAATCAGTTAATATGAACAACAGAAGGTCGCCACGGCGGCCTTTTTTAATGCCTGAAATCCACCAATGAGGACGTAACGTGAAGCTATCCAGCATCCACGTTAAATCCCTCGCCATCAACGCCTCCAACATCTCAACGACCACCATCAACGGCCAGGAACACTACGTCATTCGTGGTGCGGTCCCGATCGTCGATGACATCGTGATGAATGGTGGCCTGTACCCGGCGGAGGAGATTAACAACAGCTACCAGACGATGGAGCGCAAGTTAATGCCGATCGGCCACCCGATGGTGAACGGCAAATACGTCAGCGCCAACGACCCGCAGGCAGTCAACGATTACTACGCCGGGGCGTGGGCTCAGAACGTCAGCAAAGCCAACGACAAGGTCGTGATGGACGTTTACGTAAATAAGGCTGTGGCAGACACCAAGCCTGACGGTAAGCGCCTTATCCAACGCCTGGACGACATGATTTCCGGCAATAACGCCGACCCGATTCATGTCTCTACTGGTCTGCTGCTGAACAAGGAGCAAAAGGCCGGTGAGTCGAAGCAGAAGAAATACTCCTGGGTCGCTCACAACATGCAGTTCGACCACATTGCAATCCTGCTCGACGAGCCGGGTGCCGGTACGCCGGATGAAGGCGTCGGCATGTTCGTCAACGCTGACGGGCAGGAGGCCGATGTTGAAGCGACGAGCCTCATCGATGCTGCAAACAGCATGAAAGACGGCCTTCTGAACAAGGTGAAGTTCTTCTTCGCCCACAACTCCGACGCCTCATTCGACGAAATATACCAGATGCTGCGCGAGGCTATCCGCGCGCCATCCGGCAGTGATGTCTATCGCTACGTCGTGACAGTCTGGCCGGACAAATTCATCTACGAAGAGGGCAACAAACTCTTCCAGCAAAAATATCTCATCGATGACAGCGAAGTGACGCTGGTCGGCGAGCCTGTAGAAGTCGTGCGCAAACCAACTGAGTACGAAGTCAAAACCAACGGAGATACAAACCCGATGAAAGAGAAGATGATCGCCGCGCTCAATGCCGCAGGCGTTAAAACCGAGGGGCTGTCCGACGATCAGGTCTGGGATGCCTACAACCAGCAGATGCAGAAAAAAGAGGGTGGCGGCGACCCGGGCCAGGCTCAGATCAACTCTGATGTGATTACTGCTGCTGTTAATGCTGCGCTCACCCCGCTGAACGAAAAGCTGAGCAAGCTGGAAACTCAGCTGCAAGCTAATGCCGAAAGCGAACTAAAGACCAAGCGCGATGCGGTTAAAGCGAAATTCTCGTTCATGACCGAAGCAGCGGTTAACTCCCTGTCAGGTGACGCGCTGAACGACCTGTACTCACAGTGCCAGACCAGCACCGGTCTGAACCCTGCATTCCAGGGAAATGGCGCTCAGAGTGAAATCCTTAACATGGAGGCACCTGAATAATGGCTCTCGCACCTCGTTTTCATACCGTAATCGCGGGCCCGGCCCGTAAGAATGACCCGCAGGTAATTGAGGCGATCTGCAAAGTCGCCATTATCCCTGGCTCTCTTGTTGAACTTGATGCAAGTGGGCAATTCATTTATCACGCCACTGCTGGCGGCCCTGGTGTGGCGCTTGCCATGCAGCACAACTATATCGGCGGCGGCGATATCCGAGACGCGGTTCCCGCTGGTGATACTGGCGCGGCGATCATGTGTGAAGACGATGTTGACTACCACATGCGCGTCAAAGCCGGGGAAGTGCTGCTGGAAAATGAAGGACTGATTTCTGCCGGTGACGGCACGCTGGCCAAGTCAACCACACCAGCCACCGACCAGGTCCTATTTTATTCACGCGAAAAAATCACCGTTGGCGCTGAAGCTCAACTCGTGAAAGTTCGCAAATCAGGGAAAGCAACCGCATGAGCATGATCGTATTCAACAAAAAGCTGATCACCGAGCACAACCAGGTGAAGCAGGCATGGAATCAACTGCTTATGCAGCGTGAATCCTTCAATATCAATCAGGGAACTATTGCTGCACAGTACGGCGGCGCGCTGGAAGTTAACCAGGCCGCGCTGATCTCCAAAGACTACTGGCGTGAAGTGGACAACATCACCACCCGAGTCTTCCGTAATGACGAAGGCAACGGCCTGCTGGATGATCTGCTCGGTCTCGGTACGCCGATCTCTATCGGCAAAACTGCGGCACTGTATCGCGTTTCCAGTGATGCTGGTAAGGTTCATCGCACACTGACGGGCCACGTTCCGGAAGAACTGGATAAAGTCATCTACGACGAAGCCGGTGACCCCATTCCGATCTTCAACACTGGCTACAGCCGTGAATGGCGTGAGTGGAACGGCATGCAGTCAGAAAACCTTGACGCAATGGCCGATGACCAGGAAGCGCACGTTGCAGCCATCCGTGAGGATATGGCCGACTATATGCTTTCTGGTGACGCGAAAGTGAAGGTGAAAGGCTATGTTGGCGCAGGTATCACCAACCATGCCAATACCAACCAAGTGGATCTGAGTGCATCCGGTCTGAATATTGACCTGACCACCTCAACTCCTGATGAATCAGTGGCATTCTTCACCGGCCCGTTCGCCAAACTTCTGGATGATAACTACGTGCAGGAGAAGGTTAAGCTGTGGGCATCGCCTGACATTATGCGCAACCTGAACCGACCATATTCAGATGCCGCTGGCTTCAAAGAAGGCACCGTGCTGGAGTACATCCTGCGCTACGGTCGCATCGAGTCGTTCAACCAGACCTTTAAGCTGACCGGTAACCACTTCATTGCCTACGTACGCAATTCGCAGTACATCAAGACGCGCATCGCCGCGCCAGTGGGTACCTTCATGATCCCGCGTCAGAATCCGTTCGACAACTACAACACTCTGGTCTGGAGTGCTGTCGGTCTTCAAATCAAGCGCGATTTCAACGGTCGCTCTAAAGTGTTCAACGCACAGGGTTAAGGGGCTTCGGCCCCTTCTCTACGGGAGAGAGCATGAAAAAGTTGAAGGTCGAGAAGACTGGCTGCTGGGGAACAATTAACGGCGTATTCCAGCAACTGCCAGTAGGTCATGAGTTTGTTGCGATTGACGTTCCACCGGCTTTCGCTGGTCGCGTATCGGTGGTGGGCGAAGTCGAAGAGCAAGAGCTTGAAGTTGCCACGCCAGGTGCCGACGATAAACCTTCAGAGCAGGCAGAGCAGGCAGGAACCACCGCTAAATCAAAAAAGGCGAAATAACCATGGCAACCCCGCTTACGCCAGAAGAAATTAAAGGCTTCCTCGCTGAGTTGGGTTACTCCATCCCGGGCGCGCTGCTGGAGCCGATTCTCTGCGTGGTTAACAAAATCATCCCGTGCCTCGACGGCGCAGGGCATGACGAGTGCACCTCGAAGCTGATCCTGATGTATGCAGCAGCACTTATGGCTACGTCGTCCGGCGCACGCCGCATCAAATCGCAGGGTGCGCCGTCTGGTGCGTCCCGCTCGTTTGAGTACGGTGATGACAGCATTACCTGGCTGCGCGACTCGCTGGCCCGTCTCGATACCAGCGATTGCGCCAGCGAGTTGCCGATCAGCGCCGGAAACAGTGTCGGCCTGTTCATGGTGGTCGGAGGCTGCTGATGACGTACAAATCAGTTAAGCACGGGCTACCTCGTTCGTTTACCCGCGTATGGGTTGAAACCGACACCGGACGGGAAACTACCGGCTACGTGAAATCGGATGGCGAGTGGCATATCAACTGCGCGCGCATCCGGGCGACTGGCGCGAAGGTGCTGCGCTGGAAGGAGGGCTGATGTCATCGGTAGCGAACTGGTCATATACCGCCACGGCGACTATCTGGCGAAAGCTGGAAGGCAATGATGAATACGGCGATCCGCTTGGCTATGCCGAACCTGAGCAAATCCTCTGTGATTATGAGGGCGGCCTCAGCAAGAAGTTAGCCAGCCTTGGCGCTGAAATCGTTGTGAAGAATACCGTCTGGACGGAGTTCGCGCTGGCGGCCGCCGGTGATTACCTGATGATTGGCGTTTCGACAGAACCCGACCCGGTTATGGCCGGTGCCGACGAGGTGCGGCAGGTTATCCGTTACGCCGACACGTTCGAGCGCCTGGCTGATGATTATGCCGTCATTACTGGGATTTGATAAACCTGTGTAATAATGGACAAAATTCATTAAACGGAATGGCGTGTGATGGGGTTTGATTACTGGCTGGTAATAGGGTGCTCGCTCCTGTTCGGCCCGATTGCTTTAGTGGAGGCTGTCGCATACGTAAGGCGGGGGATTTACACTAAAACATTCAAAGGGACTAGGCGGAGAGAATACATTCACAAAAACATGCAGCCAATGGAGTACTGGTTTAGTGTGATTTGTCACTTCGCAATGAGTTTCGCGATGATTGGACTTGGGTTATGGTTTCTGGACTACATTCCATTTTTCCATGATTTTTATTCTGAAATGCGCGCGATGTTACCCTTTTAGCGTTATTCATAACCATCTTCATCAAAAACACAAACACTCAACTGATAGAAGCCTCGCCCCGGCGAGGTTTTTTATTGCCTGGAGAAAGCCATGGGCATCAAAGTGAAGGGCATTAGCCAGGCGAAGAAAAACCTTAATGCTCTGGTTGGTGACATTCAGGGGAGAAAGGTCGTTAGAGCCATGCAATCAGCTTTGATTATTGGCGGATCTCAGGCTGCGCTCTATACCCCGATCGATACATCAACCCTCATAAATAGCCAGTTCCGCGAGATCACTGTAAATGGCAATCGCGTGACGGGCCGGGTGGGTTATTCAGCTAACTATGCTGCATACGTCCATGACCCAAGCGTACCTCAGAACTTCCGCCGGGCGACGGCCAGGAAGGAGTTTTTAACCAAAGGGTTTGAAGACACGCAGCGACAGATTGATGCTGTGATCGCCAAGGAAATGTCTCTATGAATCCTCCTATGTATCAGCGAGTCAGGAACATGTTTGGAGATGCCGGGCTTACTAACGGTTTCCTGGTTCAGCTTCTTAATTTCAATGACCCGAATGACCTTTCGAAAGCGATTATGGTGTTCAGGCCAAATGGCGGAACCCCCATCAGAAACGACCTCGGGAACGATAACTATGTCCTGGTCGATGTGATCGGCGCAAAGGACAAAAACCAGGCGGCGGCAACGGCAGCTCAGTCAATCCTTGATTACGTTCAGGCAAATCCTCACGCAGAAGAATGCGTGGGTAAGATCGAAAACATGGGTGCTTATCCAACTCCAGTAACGACGGAGGAGGGGAGGATTGTCCTGAGATTACAGTTTTCCTGCACTTTCGGGGACTGAAAAAAATCATCAACACAAGGTCGCCATCTGGCGGCCTTTTTTTATACATAAAAGAGGTCAAAGATGGCTAATTGCCAAAACTCCAACGAAAGGGTATTCGGCTCAGCAACAGTGCTGGAGCTGGCCTATGGTTGCCCAGACGCGCGGCCTACAGAAGACGACTGGAAGGCTCTCGGTGCGGGAACCAGTAAGGGGCTGGATTTCGCTCCAAACTCTGTCACCTCTGATGCAGACGATACTGCGGGATGGGTAGAAAACATCATCACCAACGCAGACGCGACAATCAGTTTTGATGGTGAAGTGCGGAAACACGACAAACTTGACCAGTTCGGTTATGGCAATCTGGTGAAGTACTTCACCGATGAGATCAATGCCAAGCGCCAGCCGACGCTATGGGCACGTATCGCTATCGGTCCAATCGAGTTTTCGGGCTATATGGTGATTTCTAACCTTACGCCAGCAGATGGCGGAAGTAACGACATCATCACGTTTACCGTTGAGTTCAAAGTATCTGATGGCACTACTGTTCAGGTTGTTAATACGGACGCCACGCCTTCAACGCCGTTGGCATTCTCCAAAGATTTGCCAGCGACTAAAGCTGCCGATGCAGACAACGACGTCGTTCTTGATGTTGACGTAACAGGCGGTCGCCCAACTTACAGCTACAAATGGTTCCTTGGCAGCACTCAGATCGATTCAACTGCAAACCCTACGGCGGCAACAGCCACGCTCCTGCTGCTTGGAGTTACAACCGCATCGAGTGGTAGCTATCGCTGTGAGGTCACGGATAGCGACGGAAATAAAATCACCTCAACTACCTGCGTTCTCACTGTTACCGCATAGCGAACATTACAAAGGCTGTCGGCTGGCAGCCTTGATAATGACCGTTGATCAGGGAATACCATGACTGCTTTGAGAGAAATTGGCGAAATAGGCATAAGTGACAGCCGTGAAGGCGGAAAAGATTACTTGTTACGACCGTCTTTCGAGGCAATCACAAGGATCGGTGAGCCGCATGAAATTGTTGAGATATACGCTGATATTCATGGTCGCGAGGCGGAATTATTAATTGCAGCATGCGCAGATGCTTTTGGCGGTTTACCTGACTGGATGGGGCCAGCGATGCGCAGGGTTTCAGATCGCCTGCTAACAAAAGCCATGGATGTTTTACAGGCGTGCTCATACGAAGATTTAACGCCGATTGTAGGCCAATGGGATGAGGTTGAAGGACAGTTTTCTTATTCGCCCGGCCTCATGCCTCAGTCAGATATTGTCATCTTTGCTCAGCATCTTTTACAGCATGGCGTAACAGGTAAAGCGAAGACTCGGAAACTCCAGCGCCATGAATCGTCTGGCGGCACTACAGAATTTAACGCCATTGAATACATCAACGCAGCAAGGATCCACTTCAGTATAAGCCTGGATGAAGCGCGCCGTCTGACCATGACTGAATTTCAGGCGTTGCTGTCAGAGAAATATCCGGATCAGAAAGGCCTAACCAAAGAAGAATACAGCGCAGTTGCTGATGATTTTCTGGCTAAACAGGCGGCAAGAAGGGCCGCAGCGAAAAAATAACTCCCGGCTATTGCGTGGGATAATCCACAGGAGAAATATCAATGGCTGGTGAGGAACAAGTAGGCAATATCGTCTATCAGGTGCAGATGGATGTTGCGAATCTGATTGAGGCACAGCGCAAAGTAAATGAGCGCCTTGAGAAGATGAGTGGTGGAGCGTCAAAGGCAGCCAGCAAATTTGACCAACTCCAGACCAGCATAAACAAAGTTGCCGGGGCCATAGCTGCATCGATAGTTGTTGACTGGGGGCGTGCATTCCTCGTTGCTGCTGACAATATGAGTCAGTTAAACGCGCGTATAGAGAGGCTCACTGGCAGCGCAGCGACAGCCTCGCAAACTATGCAGAATATGATGCGCATCAGTTCGGCAACGGGTGGTTCGCTACAGGATACAGCAAAGCTGTGGGAGACTCTCAGCACGGCGTTGCGCGATACCGGCGCGACGAACGGCCAGATCATCCAACTCACCGAGACGCTTCAGAAAATCGGTCGCATTGGCGGATCCTCTTCCGAAGAAATGGCGAATGCTCTTCGTCAGTTCGGCCAGTCAATTTCATCCGGTACGGTTCGGGCGGAGGAGTTCAACTCCATCCTTGAGCAAATGCCGGAACTGGCGCGCCAGATTGCCGCCGGGATGGGTGTAAGCATCGGAGAGCTTCGTCAGCTGATGCTGGACGGGAAACTGACGGCAGAAGATGCTCTCAACGCCATTCAGAAGCAAACCGGCTCAGTGAATGCAGAGTTCGAGAAACTCCCGCGCACGCTTTCACAGGCTAATACCGCGCTGACAAACTCATTCCTGTCGATGATTGACTCTGTTAACCAGGCAACAGGTGCGAGTAACGGCCTGGTGGCAGTCATCGATTCAATGACTGCTGCACTCGACCGGCTGGTGGGTAAAGCGGCGTCGGCAGATGCTCAGATATCGGATCTGAACAGCACCGCAGAAATGTTTACTCGCCGCGCGCGCACCTGGTCATGGCTTGGGCTTGATGGCTGGGAGGCGCAAAACAAAGCGCTGGCCGGGCTGAGTAATAAAGCCGCCATGCTGGTTGGCGACCTGGCCGCTGTTTCCAAAGCATCGCAGACCGCGGCTAACACAAAGCCGATCGAGATTAAAACTACCGCCTCAGCTACAGGCGGCAAAGCGAAAGGCGGAAAGTCTTCGGCACAGAAAGAAGCTGAGCAATACGCCAAAGCTCAAGAAACTGTTAATCAAAAGCTGGATGAACTGAGGCAGAAGGCCGAGCTGTCAGCTGGCAGTGTCGGTGAACTGTCGAGAGCGCAGGCCGTGCTTAATGCGCAACAGTCTCTCGGTAACACAGCCACGCAGGAACAACTTCTGCTGGCCGGGCAACTGGCAGGAAAAGCCTGGGACAATGCCAACGCATTGCGTGAGCAGGCCAAGGCTGAACGGGAGCGCACTGAGGCAGCCAATAAGTTCAGCACCATCCAGGGAAAAACCAGTAAAACTGCCGGGCTGGATAGTCAGTATCAGAAAGACATTGCTGACATCCAGCTTTACGCCCAGCTTTACCCGCAGAAGATCGGGGAGGCTGAGGCAGCGCGTGCAGCTATCGAGCAGCAGTATCGTGATCAGCGTAACGCTGCGATGTGGGAAGAATGGGCGCAACAGAACGCGGCCACTCAGGCAGCGGCGGCGGCATTTACCGCATTCGGCAATAATGCCTCTAACACTCTGACAGGTCTTATCACCAAAAGCATGGACGCTGAAGAGGCAGCTAAATCTTTAGGAAGAACTGTTTTAAATAGCCTAGTAAACACATTTGTGCAGATGGGCGTCGAGTGGGTGAAGTCGGCCATTATGGGCCAGACGGCCACTACCGCGGCGGTTGCAGCATCCACCACGGCACAGGCAGCAGGCATCGCAACCACGACGGCGACTTCGACGGCAGCGGCAGCGGCTACTACGGCGGCATGGACTCCTGCGGCCATCATGTCATCCGTGGCTTCATTCGGTGGTGCTGTTGCTATTGGTCTTGGCGCAATGGCTGGCATCCTGGCACTGTCAGGCAAACGCAAGAACGGCGGCCCTGTGTCGGCTGGCGGAATGTATCAGGTCGGCGAAGGCGGCATGCCGGAGATTTACCAGGCCAGTACCGGTAAGCAGTACATGATACCGGGCGATAATGGCAGGGTGATCAGCAACAAGGACATGACTTCGGGTGTAGGGGGTGGCGCTCCGGTTCTCAACATCTACAACTACTCATCCGCCTCTGTAGATGCTCAGGCTACACAGAACGGTGATGGTTCATGGACGCTTGAGGCTTTCATCGCTGACATGAATAACGGTGGCCCGGCGAGCAACGCCATTACCAGTAACATGAACGTTAAACGCACGCCAAGAGGGCAGGGCTGATGCCAATTATCGACTATCCCGACTGGCTGCCGCTGGCGCAGAAAGCCAGCAAAAACATGACTCTCGATACCGGGTTCCAGACCGATCAGCCAGCGGTCGGCCCGGCTATCTTCGAGAATCAAACCGACGACCTGAAAGTGACCTGGTCGCTGACGTGGATCTTCACTCTGGCTGAGGAGCGAGCATTCCAGCAGTGGCTGCGCAGCCCAAACTATCTCAACCGGGGCTTGAACTGGTTCCGGATGAATATCAATCTTGGCGGCAGTGGCCTGCAATTGCAGGAGCTTCACTTCACGCAGATGCCGGTGCAAACCAGTATCGACGGCGGGGTGGTAACCTGGACGGGAACCGTAATTGCCAACCATCTGCACAACGCCGACGACGAGTTTGACGACATCATTGTTGAGTTGCCGCCGCCATGGGATTCGTGGCTGGATATCGTTGTCACGGGTTATCCGGACGGTCGCGATCCGGAATCACTACCGAGGGTTCCGTAATGCCGAGCTTCAGGGAGTACAAGCAGAAACGCCCGACGCGCGGACTGTACGACACCATTACGTTCTACCACCCCTCCTTTGGTTACGTCCGCCTGGTCGATAAGCAGTTCTTCCCGAAGACGCTCGGCGGCCAGACGTACACGCCAGCGCGCTTTGAAATCGAAGAGAGTCAGCAGAGTGGTACTCCGGTTATCGACGCGACGGTGAAGCTTGGGCGGCTGTCGTCGGATATCAAAGCGCTGATGAAACAGTGGAAGGGTGCGGCCAGGCTGACTGCCATCACGGCCACGCGGCAGATCTTCGACAGCGGCGACGTGTCGGTGCCGATTAAGTCGTGGCAGCTTTACGTCAAGACGGTGGATATCGATGCTGATGCCGCATCGGTCACGCTCTCCGTCACCAACCCTCTGAATAACAATATTGGTCGCCTTTATGATCCAGTCGAGTACACGGGACTTCAGTACCTCTGATTTTATCAGCAGGATGATCGGCGTGCCGTGGGCTAACCGGGCCTGTACGTTCGAAAAGGTGGATTGCTGGGGGCTGGTGGTGCTGTATTACCGGCACGTTCTCGGTATAGAGCTGCACCAGACACCGGACTACGAAGCCGGGGCCGACTTCTTCACCTGCTATCAGGGCGACGTCGTCTTCTGGCGCCAGGTCGACAAGCCAGTAGAGGGCGGGATATTCGTCGGATACCGCGGTGTGCAACCGGCGCATGTTGGGCTGGTGCTTAACAGACAGGCGCTGCACTCGCGAGGCGAAAGTGGAAGCGTACGCATGGACTCGTTGCTGGTCATTCAGCGGGCATTCACCAAAGTGGAGTTTTTCGAATATGGCGCTGGTTGAGATATCGAATTTTCCAGGAACGCCTAAGCTGCGTTGCAGGGTGCCAAACGGCACCCTTTTTCATGACTGGCTGGTGGCCAATGACGCTACATTTCATCGTGATCTGATGATCGTCCGCAACGGAGTTAAGCTGGGCGAAGATGATGAGCTGGCGTTTGAGTTGAGCGAGCTGGACCACATCCAGATATTCGACCAGCCGAAAGGCATTGTCGGCGACATCCTAAGCCCGATCTTTAAAGTAGTTGGCCAAGTATTTTCGTTCCTGGCACCGAAACCGGCCATTGCAAACAGCGGCGGCAATACGGTCGACTCACCCAACAATAGTCTGACCGGTCAGACAAACACCGCGCGCGTTTACAAGGCCAAGCCGGACATTTACGGGCAGATTCGTTCTTTCCCGGATCTGATTCAGGAGTCGGTATTTGAATACGTGCACCAGACGTCTACAGACGGCGGCCTGAAGTACGTTACAGAGTGGATGTGCGTCGGGATCGGCAAATACGATTACGAGTCCGTGCGCTACTCAGAATCCAGCCTGGGCTCTCTGGCCGGTGCCGAATTCCAGTTCTTCCAGCCTGGCGAAGTTATCCCGCAGATCGTCGAAGGTTACGGGTTCGATGACGTAGACGGCCAAGAGGTTCCAGGGCAGAACGAAGCCAGCGACTTCCCTATAGAAACAGCAACGGCAAACACGGTGGTCAGCGGAACGTATTCCGGCGGACAGATAGCGATGAAAATCGTGAAACAAGCTGAGTTCGATTACTTTATGGGCCTGGTGCTGCCGCACGCTGTGACTTTTACCATCAACGTTACGTACAACACAGCATCAGGCAGCGTCACCACTGACGCAAATTTCTCCGGCACGTTGATTTCCGCCGTTGAAACAAACGATGGCGCTGTGGTTAACCCGGTGCGCTGGTACACGTTTACGATGAACCAGCTGGAGGGGCCGCAGGACATCCCGGCTAACGCCACGATCAACACAACGAAGTTCATCCTGAACGATAACGAGGCACTGGTGGTCGGCCCGTTCTTCTCCCCGGTAGAGTCGACGCAGCTGTGGCTGCACACGCAATCCAGTCTGGGCGGGAAGAAAGAGACGAACTGGAAGGTTGTCATCTGGAAAATCGACGACGACTACAACCAGGTGCCGGGAACGCAGCAGACGTTTACGTACCGGCAGACGACGCCGCACCAGTCGACGAGTGAGGTATTTTATCGCACTGACAAGATCACACCGACGGGCGGCTTCGGGAAGTACGCGGTCAGCTTCCAGCGCACGGACAACTCTGGCGACGCGTCACTTCTGAAGGTCGAAGAGATCCACAGCATTAACATCCGTACGAATGTCGTCCACCCGACCGACACGCTGGTGCGCGTAAAAGTCAGGGCGACAGAGAATGCCCTGGGCAGCCGCGAGCGCAAATATAACGCCCTGGTGACGCGCCACACCATCACTTACGACCTGGAGACGCAGGCAGTGGATTACACACTGCGGCCGTCGCGCTCGTTCGCTGATGCGGTTGCGCATACCTGGCTGATTATGGGCGAGCAGCCGGTAAGCAGCATTGACCTGTACGGGCTGTATTCGATCGCTGAAAGCCTTCCTGATGAGCGACTGGGTTACTTCGACTATACGTTCGACGACGAGAACGACTCACTGGGCGACCGGGTGCAGGCGATCTGCAATGCGGCATCTGTTGTGGCGTACTGGGATGACGGCGTACTGACATTTACCCGTGATCAGAAAGTTGACTACCCGGCGGCCGTATTCAACCGGGCCAACATGAAGACGGACGAGTACAAAATGACGTACGAGGCCACGCTTCCTGGCGGCTACGACGGCGTACAGGTGTCCTACGTCCACCCGACCACGAACAATAAGACGTACATCAACTACCGCGTGCTGAACGGCGCCATCGTTGAGCAGGAAGCGGAGAATCCGAACAAGCTGGAAATAGTCGGCTTCCGTAATGAATATCAGGCCCGGGAGCGCGCATTACGCGAAACCAAGCGCCTGATCTACTCCCGGGTGAAGATGAACGCAAAGGTGTTCGAGGACGGGATTATCCAGGTTGGGAGCGTCATCCAGATGCCGGACATCTACGATAGCAACCAGCAGCAAGGATACCTGAAAGGGCGAACTGGTAATTATTTCGATACCAGCGAGCCGATTACTTTCTCAGGAGAGATGTTTGTGCTGGTGACTGACAGTCTAGGAAATCCGACACTGCGTTATCCAGCCTCGCCTCGACCTGATACCAGTTATGGATTTATCGCTTCTGTTCCAGATATCGACCTAAATTTCTGGGATGGGGATGAAGTGCAGCTTCCGTCTCGCTATCTCATAGCGACGGTGGAGGAACTGGACAGTCAGCTATGGACGGTCAACAGCATCAAACCGAACACAGATAACACTGTATCTCTGACAGTCGCGGAATACAGCGACGCCATCTACGAATAAGCCCCATCCCAACAAACAACACCCGGCCTCGCGCCGGGTTTTTTATGGAATTAATATGGCTACTACACCTACAAACCTGCCAGTGCCAAGTGAATCACCACGCGATCTGAAGTTCAATGCCGGCAAAATCGACGAGTTCGTTACCTCTATGGGATGGACTTATACCGATCGCTTCGGCAATCAACACTACACCGTTGAAGGTATCAATTATCTTTCTCAGCAGGCTATGGCAGCGTTCGGTTACGTTATCCTCACAGGTAAAACGTTTACTACTGGCACAACTATTAACGAGCCTAATGAAGTACTGCTTAATACTGCCGACGGTGAATATTACAAATGGACTGGGTCATTTTTATCTGGTCCAAAGGTAGTTCCTGCGAACTCAACTCCAGAAAACACTGGAGGTATCGGTCCGGGTGCATGGCTGTCCGTAGGTGATACTACTGCGCGTCAATACGTTGATATGCGAACAAATACGTTCAATGTTGAATATTTCGGCTTCAAGACTGGTATCGGGCAAGATATCTCAAGGCTTTTGACAGCGTTCGATCAGGCTGATGAGTTAGTATTTAGCGGTGGAATATACTATGTTGATGATTTTGAGATGCCTTCATCAGCAAGGTGTAAAACGATAACCATACTCCCTGGTTCAGAAGTGCGCCAGATTGGTTATAACTGCATCTTCAACGTCACGGATTATTTCACTATAAATCTAATTGGTGGCGGCATCTGGCACGGGGGGCTGAAAAAAGCGTTGGTTACGGCTGATGCTGCTGTAGGCGCAAATTCATTCACAGTAGATGATGCAAGTGTATTCCAGGTTGGGGATATGATAACCACATCATTCCTCATTCCAGATGGTGATGTTAATACATGGAAATGGAGTAACTCATCCTCATATGGACAATTCAACTATATCACAGCTATATCTGGAAATACCATCACAGTTCTGAATCCTGTTGAAAACCGTACTCTCATGCGCAACGTGTGGGTTGGAAACTGGAGATTTGGTATGGCTGGCCTGGAGTTCCGAGGGTCTGGAAAAGCCAAGATAATTGGTGGCAAGATGCAGGAATTCAAAACATATGGCTTAACTTGCCGAAATGTGGACGTTACCGTGGAAGGTACGGAAATTACTGGCATGACCATTGATTGCATCTACGTAATTGGATCTGCCAACTTCACAATGCGTAACTTCAGATTTGAAGGTTGCTACGACTTTGGAAAGCTTGGCATCCAGCACACCAGTACTGGTCGTGTCACTCTCCAAAACGGATACTGGAGGCGTGGTAACTTTGACGCAGATATTAATCATGCTAATCAAACTAACGTCTCTAAATTCGGTAAAGTTATATTAGATAGAGTTACCTGCGTAGGAACATCAACACTTCCTCTGTCCGGTGACCAGGTTGACACTATAACTGGGCAGACAGCTAACCAGTTATTTGGTGGGCGTGTTAACCCTGCGCGTATTTTCTGTAGCGCTAGTTCTGCAAGTACAGACTTTAATACAGAAGGGTTTGAAGCAATCAATGGTACACAGTTCCTGGATTACCAACGCACAACTTACGGTGTAGAGGGGGCTTATTCAGGAAATATCACAATTGACTCTCTTATTCTTCGTGGCGTTATTACAACTGGCTCACTCTTTCACCTTCAGGTTGCTTCTGGAAAAACTGTTATTGTACGAGCGCATGAACTTCGTGATTTAAGTGTAACGCGAAAATATACTGTTAATTACTACCCACTATTCTATATATCAGGAGGCTTCCTTACATTTTCCGGATTGCTTAAGTATGATAATGGTGGGTATGCCAGTGCGGATCATCGCATTGAGACAGAAAATGCGTACATCCCTGAAATGGAAATCACAGGTTCTGGAAATACTATTCTTGTATCACCCACCTTCATCGACACCATGCTAATTCGATCTGCATCAGTCACCAAGATGGGGACGGGGCAACGCAACGACTTTACTAGTCTCGTCCTCCTTCAGGGGGGGGCAATCACAGGTGATTTGAAGACGTATCCTTCCCGTTTGCAGAGGCTTAGATCTGTAGATATCGATTTTAACGCTAATGACTCAACAAGCTGGGTAACTTTGTACACTAACTCCGATAGTCTCACGTCCGTTGATTTAAGGATACAATTGGCTCCCAGGAAGACCATTAACGCATCCGCTGGAATAATCGGAACTATAGGGGCCAAGTTGAATAAGAATGGCGCTTCAGTTCCGGTTTTAACTAACGCATCTACGTATCTGTCAGCAGCTGCTGGAAATATAGCTTTCTGGGAGGGCAAGGTTATAGGTACGCAAGGGGCTATTTCAGACGGCACTGTAGCCCTAAGATGCTTGGCTTCTGGGGAGGTACAAATAAACATTAACTCTGCCAGTCTCACTAACTGCACAGCATTTGTCGCAGGAGTCTAAAAAAAGGCCCTTTCGGGCCTTCATTTAGTCCTTACCTGATATTGAGTTCATATTATAGAATCTAGCCGCCCACATATTCATCCATGAATTTTTACGATGTGTTAAGTATATTGCATTTTTATAAGCGTTAGCTTGTGATTTAGGTTTGGAAATCATCGGAACAACTATGTCAGAACCAGGTTGGGAATCATGTATTACATTCACCTGAATCATCAGTTCTTTATAAGTGTTGTAAATATCAGTTGCTGCATAGGTATAGGTAGCAACAAATGATGTGTATAAAGAAAATGCTAATGCTTTAAATAATACAGAGGAAGGGCTAATCTTGCATATGTAATGAATCAATAATATTGAAAGCATGATAGCTGCCCCAAAAGCAGTTCTTTCAGGAAATGACGGCGCAGCCACCATACTATATATTGATGCAAAATGCCCAGTAAGAAATATTATGGTGAAATCCACATCTCTTTTGGAAACTATATTTTTGTATATGCATACAACAAATAGTAATATAAACAGCGTATAAAACGGCAAAAATAAAGAAATGTTTGATTGCAACACATCATAAAAATGAGAGGCGAATATTTCTAAAGAGAAGTGACTGCCTCCTCTCTTTTGCGATCCAGGGGAGCTCATCATTAGTGCAAATCCCGCAATTGAAAGAGCGGTTCCGATCAATTTCCACCAACTAATCCTTCCATTTCTAATGTATTCTAAAAATACTATCATTAAGACGATAAGGGCTGATGCTGGCCCACTGTTTTCATTTGTAGCCCCAGCAAGGAAGCTCAAAGCTAGGTACAAAATAAGTGTTAATGCTCCAGGCCTCTTCTCACGCATACTTATCAGTATGAATGTTGTGTAAATAATAGACATCCACAAGTAATTCATTGACCCAGAAACCCAAAGAACCGATGAGCCAAATTCCGGAACAATAAGCCATAACGTCATGAATGTAATTAGAACTGCAAAGCCAGTTTCATTAATATTTGAAATTGACTTTACTACCATTAAAACTAGTATACCTATTGTAATAAAAGCGATTGTATTGAAAATATCGAATATTGATTTATCGAATTGCATGAAAAATTGAACAAGCGAGTGAGCCACGAATCGTCCATTCCATATCTCATAGTGTCGAATTTGAGAGTAAAGTATTGAAATGATACCGTTAATTGGAACGGCGCTTGGAGATGGGTTTGTTTGGTATACAAATCTATAAACAAAGTCGTCAGCAACATAAAGCGTCATATGATTCAATGAATAAATCAATATAAAGACAGTGCATATTACAACTAAGGAAAGAATGTTTTCTTTTATCAACTTGCTGATCATTTCATTTTTCCTCCATCCTTGACTATGTATCTAGGTCTCATTTTCACTTCAATGTATATCCTTCCAATGTACTCCCCAAGCACACCAATACCGATCAACTGAATGCCACCAAGGAAAAGAATAGATACAAGTAAAGATGGATAACCACTAACAGAATTACCGAACACCAACGTGTCGAAAATCATCCACGCCCCGTAGATGAATGCCACCCCAGCAACGAGCAGGCCGATGTAAGTCCACATACGAAGAGGGAATGTAGAGAAGCTGGTGATCCCTTCAAGTGCCAAATTCCACAACTTCCAACCGTTAAATTTCGTACTTCCTGCTACGCGTTCTGCGCGTGCATATTCAACGACATCGGTGCGGCCGCCAACCCAGCTCAACACTCCCTTCATGAAAAGGTTGCGCTCTGGCATGAGCTTAATATTTTCAACAACATCACGCGACATCAGGCGGAAGTTACCAACGTTTTCTTCGATCTGCGGGTTGCTGATTTTGTTATGGAGCTTATAGAACCATTCAGCTGTCTTGCGCTTCAGTCGGCCATCTGTTGAGCGGTCAGAACGTTTAGCAAGAACCATATCAGCCCCGGCCTGCCATTTCTCAATCAAATGAGGAATGACTTCGATAGGGTCCTGCAAATCTACATCAATCGGGATAATCGCTTCACCGGTCGCGTGGTCAAGGCCGGCGAACAGAGCGGGCTCTTTACCGAAGTTTCTTGTGAATGACAGCGGGACCACAAGCGGATCCGAAATAGCAAGCGCGTTGATAATTGATTCTGTAGCATCTTTGCTGCCGTCATTGATGAAGACTATCTCAACTTCATGCTGCTGAAGCCCTTCAAATTCCCGAACCGTTTTATAAAAAATAGGTATCGCGTCTTCTTCGTTGAAGACGGGAACGACGAGAGAAATTTTCAT